GTTGGATGCTGTACTTGAGACGGCATGGCCCACGGTAAGCGGCGGACATGAGCTAAAAATTGCGCAGATGGCCATTGACTCTGGCGGGCATTACACCCATGAAGTGTATGAATACTGCCGCTTGCGCCAAAGGGAAGGCGTAATTCCAATCAAAGGTTCTAGCATTCGCGGCAAGCAACCAATTGGTAAAGGAACACCAGTTGATATCAATAAAAAGAATGCGCAGATCAAGCGTGGCGTACTGCTTTATACGGTCGGGCACGACACAATCAAAGCAACGCTGTACGGACGCTTGCGACACGAAAAACCAGGGCCGGGATACATCCATTTTGGATCTGCATCTACAGATGAATTTTTACGTCAGCTCACGCCTTGGAAGGTGCAAATCAAGTACGTCAAAGGCCAAGCAGTGCGCGATTGGGTCAAGCCAGCAAATGCCAGGGATGAAATGGGCGATTGCACCGTGTATGCCTACGCAGCACTTCAACTACTAGGGCGTCGATTTAACAAAGGAACCATGTGGGACCAACTAGAACAACAATTGTCGGTCACGGCCCCAAAACCTTCACCAATAGAGCGCAAGCGTACAGGATGGCTTGATAACAATAAGGCCGAGCGCGGCTTTTGGTTGAATCACTAGCCTGAAGCATGGCCAGATACACAGCGCAACAACTCAGCGACCTCCGCGCCTCCATTGCCGAAGGCGTCCTGGAAGTGCGTTTTAGCGATGGTCGTCGGCTTATCTACAGAAGCCTGTCAGAAATGCGCAGACTGGAAGCGATTATGTCAGCCGAGCTTGAGCAAGGCAAATATTCGCCCCAACGAATCAGTTGCAGCTTCAAGAGGATCTGATGAGCAAAAAATCCGACGCATTGCAACTACAAATTCAAGGATTGAAATCCGAAATTAGAGCCCTTCGCAGTTTTGAAGGAAGCAAGCTTGGTCGTCGGACGGACAATTGGCTTGCCTATAGCCGTGGTCCCAATGCAGACCTTAGCTTTGATTTGTCAAGAATCATTGCGCGCAGCCAAGATCTTGTTGATTCTGATCCATGGGCTTACAAAGCATCATGTGTCGTAACCAATAATTGGGTAGGCGATGGAATCATTGGCGCACCAGTTGGAGCAAGCAAACGCTTTGCGGATTCATGGCGTGAATGGGCCGAAGGAACTGATTGCGATTGGTTTGGCCAGCATAATTTTTATGGCTTGCAATCATTGGTGGCCAGAACAGTGGCAGTACGCGGCAGCTGCTTGATTCGCCGCAGATTATATGAAGGCAACGTTGCTAAAGGCTTGAATCCCTTGCAGCTGATGGTTATGGAACCTGATTACTTAGATCGCAGTAAAGACGATGGAGCAAACATTAGATTTGGAAAAGAATATGACCCTGAAACAGGAAAATTAAAAGGTTACTGGATTCGCAGATCCCACCCTGGTGAATACACTTGGAATCAAGCATCTGTTATCTTGTCGGATTTTGTAGATGCAAGCGAAGTTTGCCATGTTTATGACGTGCGAAGGCCCAATCAAGCAACTGGTGTGCCATGGGGTGTTTCTGCAATTCTTAAATTGCGCGATGTTTCGGATCGTGATGCAGCGCAGTTGATGAAAGACAAGCTGGCTGCTTGTTTTATGGCTTTTGTAACTGATGCGGATGGCGATGGAACATTAGATGGCAACAGCATTATTGATACGCTAGAACCAGGCTTAATTGAACCATTGCCGCCAGGAAAAAGCGTTACATTTGCTGAGCCACCAACAGCAGGTGATTACGTTCAGACTCAAAAATATCATTTGCTAAGCATTGCACAGGCTTACGAGATCACATACGAGTCTTTGACTGGCGACCTTGGAAACGTCAATTTTTCCAGCGGTCGGATGGGATGGATGGAAATGCGTCGCGCAGTTGCTCGCTGGCGTTGGGGAATAATGATTCCGCAATTTCTTAATCCAGTTGCCCGTTGGTTCAGTGATTCGGCAGCTGTGGTCGGAACCGGCAGGGTTACATCGCGTTTTGAGTGGACGCCTCCCGTAACTTGGCTCGTTGATCCAGCCAGGGAAATTCCTGCATACATCAAAGCGGTCCAAGCTGGCTTTATGTCGCTATCTGAAATTCAACGGATGCTTGGCTATGTCCCGGAACTTGTGATCAAAGAGCTTGGAATGGACCTGGCTGCCGCTCGCGCAGCTGGGTTAAAGCTTTCGACTGACCTTGTTGTTTCCAATTCTTCACTAGCCTGAAAACATGGAGCACCAACGCTTGCAACGAATGGCGCTTATGGCGCCCGACAGTTGGGACGAAAGTACCAACTCGGCTCAAATTGTCGTCTCAACCGATGCCGATGTTGGAGACGGCTTCATGTTGGTGCACTCTCAGCAGGCAATTCGGTGGCCTCAAAGGCCACTGCCTGCTGATTACGACCACTTGCGCACTTCTGAATCCATCTGGGGTGCCGTGACAGATCTCAGCTTGGAGCGTGCCAGCGATGGCACAACCCAGCTGATCGGTCGAGTGGTTGTTGACGGACCACCAACAGCCATGGATGTTGCCCTTCCGCGCTTGCGGACGGGATCAGCGCGATTCAGCGTTGATGCTCGCATTTATGGAGTGTCCGAACAAGCCGATGGAATGCTGTTGGCAACCGATTGGGAGCCACAACTGGTTTCATTGGTTGCTGCCGGCCAAGATTCGCACGCCGTAATGCGTGCCATTGACAATTCCCCCGAGGATTCCCCCATGACCGTGATTGAACAGGCCGGGGGTTCCCCGGCTGAAGTTGAAACTCAAGCCCCCGAGTCTGCCCCGACTCCCGAGCCCGAAGCATCGGAAGTCCAGCGCTCTGCTTCTGATGACCGCCTTGAACTGATTGTCAGGCGTGCGGCTTCCGAGGCATCGCTTGGCGAAGAGATCATTCAACGCATCCTTGCCGACAATCAAGGGCGCACCGCCACTGACGCCTTGACTGCTGTTGTGCGTGCTCAACGCCAGGAACTGGAGCGCCGCGCTCCAGTTAATACCGGCGCCCCTGCACCAATTGCGGTTACCCGCGATGAAGGTGATTCGCTGGTTCGCGCTTATGGCGCTGAATTGGAGCGTCGTGCTGGTTTGATTGTTGAGCCTACCGAGGTCGGCAAACGCGCCTTTGGCTTGACTGCGCTTGAAATGGTGCGCGGTTACCTGGAATCCCGTGGTGTAAACACCATGGGCATGAGCAAAAACGCTATTGTCCAGCGTGGTTTTCTGAGCACCAGCGACTTTCCGAACCTGTTTGCCAACGTGGCAAACAAGCGTCTGCGGGAAGCCTACGCCGAGGAGCCTCAAACCTGGAAACCCCTTGCAACTCAGCGCACAATCCCTGATTTCAAGCCAGTTTATGACCTGCAAGTTGCTGGTCAAACTGTTCCTGAATTGATTCAGGAAGGTGGGGAGTACAAGGCAGGCTTCCTAACCGAAGGAAAAATGACTTGGAACCTTGCCACTTACGGCAAGCAGATGCGCATCACTCGTCAAAGCATCATCAATGATGATTTGAACTCTTTGAGTCGAGTGCCCGACATCCTTGGTCGTGGTTGCCGATTGCTGGAAAGCAATTTGGTTTGGAGCCTTCTTACCGATGGCGCAAATGGCGCTACGGTCAGCCTTGATGGCAAGGCTTTGTTTGATTCCAGCCACGCCAACACGATTTCCGGTGCCAGTTCGGTGATTTCGATCGCTGGCATGGACCTTGCCAAGACAAAACTGCGCAAGCAGCTTGACTTGGCCTCTAACCGCCTCAACCTCGCACCTGCTTACCTTGTGGTTCCGGTCGAACTTGAAACCACTGCACTGCAATTCCTGTATCCCACTGGATACAGCCCCATTGCACTGACCGGTAATACGGGTCCCAATCCGTTTGCAATGGGTGTTCAATTGATTGTTGAGCCCCGTCTTTCCGACGATTCCACGTCGTATTGGTATCTCACCAGCTCTCCCAATCGAGTTGACATGATCCAATATGGCTATCTGGCCGGAGAAGGTGGCCCCACCATTCTCACCAATCTAGATCGCAATCCCGACTACGTGGAGCTGTTGGTTCGTATGGACTTCGGTTGCGCATTGAGCGATCACCGAGGTTTTGTGCGCTCCGCTGGCGCCTGATCTTTATCCCTGTTTTCCCCGAGGATTTTTTGCCATGAAAAATTACGTTCAGGAGGGCGATTATCTTGAAATCGTCGCTCCGTATGCCCGCACTGCAGGCCAAGGCGTATTGGTCGGCAAGCTGTTTGGAGTTTGCGTCAATGACGTAGCTTCAGGCGGTGCAGTGACAATTGACACTGATGATGTTTTTGACCTCACCAAATCATCCGGCACTGGTACTGGCGCTACCCAAGGCAATCGTGCTTATTGGGACGATACCGCAAAGGCTGTTACTGCAGTTTCGACCAGCAACACTCTTATTGGAGTGTTTGCTGTTACCGCTGCGGATGCCGATGTTGTTGCTCGCGTCCGCCTCAACGGCTCCTTCTGATGGGCTGGGCTACCCTTTCGGCAGCAGCTAATCGGGTGGCCTTTAACCGCCTAGGCAGCGTCAGCGTTGTAGCTGGCGCTGTTTCTGGGCAGGGATTTTTAATGCAAAACTCCGAAATGATCCTCGGCGGCGAGATTACGATCATTGATTACCTGCTGACCGTGCGAACCGATCAGTTTGGCGGGTTGACCTACGGCGATACCGTGACGGTGAATGGGGTCAGCTACAAGGCGGAGACACAGCCGCAGCGCTTTGACGATGGAACCTTCTGCCGGGTGCCACTGGTCAAGGCTGATCCTGATCCGGCGATTGACTACATCCTTGACGGTGGCGCATCGATCGCGGTCGGCACCATCTACGACGGAGGCGGGGCATGAGCCAGACCATCCCCGCCCGTATCGTCATCCGTCGCGACACGGCAGCGAACTGGACCGCCGCTAACCCGATCCTGCTGCAGGGTGAGTGGGGCTTTGAGACCGATACCCGGCAGCTGAAGATCGGCGATGGTGCAACGGCCTGGAATGCGCTGGGTTACTACAGCACTGGCGGCGGCGGGGCCACCCTCAGCAATGACACCCCCCAAGCC